GGATCCCCAGTAGTTGATCCTGTGTTTGGTGTGATTACAATGTTCTTATAACTGTTGGCCATTTGTTCCTATCTCTTTTGATAGTATTTATATGTTAAATCTTCCACGCAATGCATTAAAGTTTTGTCTAACTTCTGCTGCTGATAGGGCACGATTGTAGAGTTTCACATTTGAAATATTTCCATTATGATACGTGTGATATCCTGCGTATGCTATAGTAACATTATCGCCTGATGCTGTCCAGGGTCCTGCTGCTGTTGCTGACCCTATAGATGCTGCATTCAGATATAATACATGAGAAGAACCTGAAGTCGTGGCCGTTACCTGATACCAAGTGTTTAACTCTAATATAGGTGTTGTAGGATAAATACCAGGATCATTCCCTCCATATCTTTGCCATAAAATTTTTCCTGAAGAATCGTGCCATAGACCAAAAGTTCTATTACCAACACCACCAGCATTAGTTCCTGTGCCTACTATTCTAACCCAATCTGCTGCTCTTGTAGTTACTCTTATCCATGCTTCAGCGGTCATGTCTCCGGTAAATTGGTTTGATATAGCAGGTCCATTAACAAAATCATTAACACCGTCAAAAGTTATGGCATTGTTGCTAAATGTTGGTCCATTGGTTAACGTTCCATTATTACCATTGCCACTTAAATCTGACCATGTTGTTCCGCTACCAGGGTAACTACGAGTGTTACCAGCATCAAGAGATAACACTAGTCCGCCGTTTACTATTTCAGGACCAGCATACACACTCATAGTCCGAACCTTCCTCGTAGTGCGTTGTAGTTCTGTTTGACTTCTGTTGCTGATAATGCACGGTTATATATTCTAACTATAGCGATATTTCCATTATAACGATACCCCCCGCCTCCATATTCTCCAATAGTTATACCACTTGAATTTGTACTGATAGTTCCTGCTTGTGTATCTGAATTGACTTGAACACCATTAATATAAAGTTTTCTAGAACCAGAAACGAATGTTCCCACTATTTGAAACCAATTAGATGTATTTAAATATGTTGCAGTAGTGGTTGAAAGGTTTGTTAAACCTTGTCCAGAAGAAAAATATTGCCTCCACTGAATTACACCTCCTTCTTGGAACAGAGAATATTGAGTATTAACTGCTCCTTTTTCGAACCAAAATCCATTCTGAGATAATGCATTAGTCTTAACCCACACTTCTACTGTTGGTGTTTGAGTATCTAATGATGTTGAGTTATTATATCTAATATAGTTATTAGTTCCATCAAAACTAAATGAACCATTAGAATTATATGCTGGTAAAGCTGCCGAACATGTGGTATTGTTTGTCATATCTATGAAAGTATCAGTAACGGATTTAGATGTGTTAACATCTGGCCATCTCGATGGATGTAGTCCTGTATATGTACCAGGTGTTACCAATACTTTAGCGACATATATGTTATCATTAGTCGTGCCATACTTATAATAGAAACATCTAAGATAGACTCTATTTGTTGTTGCACTTGTTGTAAACGTTCCCCAAGCCCAATACCAACCATCTCCTAGATGTATTCTGTTTGAGTCGTTATGGACTCCTGCTTCTGTAACATATGTGGTGCTATTGTATTCATAACGATACATAAAATTTGGATGTGTATATCCTGAAGTAGTTTTATAAACTATTGCATATGTATATGTTGTAGAAGGACTTACGTTAACATAATCATTTCCTACTACATAATAATAAATTTGTGGACAACAATCAGAAGAAACACTACTGTAATTATTATATCCTGTTAGTTTAGGGGATGTTACTTGTCCAATACCAGGTATAAAAACTGATTCGGTGCTAGGTGTAAATACTATACCTGTTCCAGAGTATGTTTGAGCAACTATAGTAGATGCCATATTCTGAATTGCAGGGCCTTTGTAGGATTTGGTATTATCAGCATCAAATGCAAATACTAGACCGTTAGTTACTATCCTAGGAGAGTGTGCCAGACCCATTAAAATTTCTCCAGTGGACACTCAATGTCACTGTTTGCTATAGTTATGTTTATATCAAGATTTGACTCAGAGCAGTAAGTTATACCGTTTTCTCTGAAAGAAAACTTCTCGCATTGCTTACAGATGTTACATCTTTCTTCTTGTTGTTCAGGTGTCAGATAATCCATCAGATACCAAACCTTCCTCTGAGTGCGTTGAAGTTTTGTGCTATCTCTGTTGATGAAAGAACTCTGTTATAAACTTTACATATAGCCATATTACCGTTTATCGAAAATCCTGAGTTTCCTGCCCAACCAGAATTATACGGATAAAGTGACATAAGACAAAGTGAAATACTCAGATCACCAGAAGAAGGAGCCGCTCCGGTCAATGAATGCGCTTTAGATGATTGATTTATACCATTAATATAGTATCCCATGTTCACACCATCCATCCAGCAAACTAAATTTTTCCACACACCACTATACAAAGTAGTTCCTAATCCTATTGCGTTATATGTTGTTGTAGAAGTCCCAGAGACGAGAGAAAATGTGTCGGCAGAAATTCCTATATTGTATTGACCACTACCATTCCAAGGCTTACTAAAAAACAAACCTCCTGTGTCTGTTGTTTTGATCCATAAACTAATAGTCATTTGACCATATCCAATTGATCCATCTGCTGACCATTTTAAACTGGCCGGCGCATGTATTCGATTGGATGTACCATCAAAAACTAAAGAATTAGAACTAAACGTAGGACCATCTACTAGAGTACCTGTGTTACTATTTCCACTTAAGTCAAACCAAGATGTTCCTGAACCAGAATAACTTTTCGTATTACCAGCATCCCAATATGCCAACAAACTATTCGTAACTATCGAAGGATTATAACCAACACCCATTACGCTTCAAACTCCACCACTAGTTTCTCAACATCTTTACGCTCACCATAGATATGATAGAAGCAATAAGGTTGTGTGTGATTTTCGGTATCAATATGAATCTTCAATCCATCAATAGCAGCAACGTATAGATTTTGTGCATGACCTATTGCTGTTAGTTGAACTGTAATAGTGTTTAAGTCTACTAGACCTTCCCAGTAATCTGGCAGTTCAATAACATTACCTTCGATCTTACCACGAACATACACACCGTTTTCTGGACCTTCGAGCGAACCATAACGTAGTTTCATACCAGGCTTGGTTGGATGGTCAATAACGAACGACTTGGTGTTAGCAGCAAATGAACCGTTTACGTGAAGTTTATATGCAGGTGTTGTGGTTCCAATACCAACATATCCTGTGCTGCCTGCTATCGACATAGCAGTTAACGAATCGTTTTTGATATCCAATCTAGTTGAATTATTAATAGTTCCAAAGTACCAGTTGACATATCCTTGACGATACAAATTTATCCAAGAATCATATCCGGCGGTAGCGGTTACTCTAATACCATTACCATCTCCAGCAGTTGATAGTGCATTGATAGTTCCAGCAACATCTAGTTTATATGCAGGTGAGGTAGTGCCGATACCAACATTACCATCATAATCAATACGCATACGCTCTGATGGAACCGTATTTGTTCCTGCAGTACCAAATATCAAGTATCCTGACATAACCTTGATATATGATGTGGCATATGAGGAGTCATCTACTGTGCCGGCGTTTGCGTTCCAGTTATAACTCTGAATAAGTTCTCCACCACTTGTACCATTAAATCCTAGACGACCAATAGAGTTCCAACCAGTTGCTCTAAAGTGAATGCCGTTTCTATTTGCTGTAGCACTGGCTAATGTTAACTGACCAGATGGTGTGGTTGTACCAATACCAATGTTACCATTAGCGTCAATTCGCATACGCTCAGTGCCAGTTGTATACCATATATGCGATGTATTTGCTGCCCAGTAAATATCATTAAAAGTTGATGTGCCTGTTTTCTGAGAAAATCTGAATCCACCACCTACAGCAGAAGTCCACAGGTTCCAGAAGTTTATCTCAGCACTACCTCCAGAATAATTCCAACTTAATGCAGTTGCACCTAAGGCAGCAGTTGGTACAGATTGTGTGTTATGATCAGCAAGTATAGTGTAACCACCGGAGACATGAAGTTTTGCTGATGGTGATGCAGTGCCAATACCAACATTACCAGTATTGGTAAGAACCATGTTTGCTATTAGATTAGATGAAGCGATTGATCCTGAAGATACATTAGCAAAACCAAACTCCTTATATCCAACAACAGGAGCATATGCTTCGTAATATGGACGATGAGCATGTGTAGGATCAACTGTACCAGTTCTTTCTCCATTCCATGTCATATTCTGTCCGAATAGATACCATGGAGAATTTGCAGAATGGGAGAACCAATGATTGATTACTCTTGTACCGCTTAGTAATCTGGAAAATTTAACATCCATAGTACCAACAGTATCACCACCAAGAATAGTGGTGCCTGCTACGTGTAGTCTTGCGTCTGGTGCAGTATTACCAATACCAACGTTACCTGTTGGAAAGTTTAGATTTCCGTTAAATGAAACGCCAGAAGTATTAGCAAGTGCAGCGGCAGCAACAGCAGCCAATACATTGACGTTAGCACTCAAAGAAATGTTATTAGCATTAGCAGAAGCAAATGTAGCAGCAAGAGTATTGACATTAGCACTTAATGATTGACTGTTAGAAACAAATGATGCTGCCAATACTGCAATGTTAGCACCTTGAGAAGCATCATTAGCAGAAGACGCAGCATTAGCACTTGAACCAACTAAATTGGCGTATGGATAATCCATACTACCACTGGACATTGGAGCCCCATTTACATAGATAGCAGAAGCGTTGACAATGCCATTAACATCTAGTGTATATCCAGGATCGGCTCTATTAACACCCATTCTAATGCTACCGCCACCAATAGCATGAAAGAAGTTAACATTAGAAACTGTGGTTCCTGACTCTGCAAATAGTCTAAAATTATTTTGATAAGAGTCCATATTCCAGTTGGTATTGCTACCAGTGGATTGTAATTTAATTTCTCCGCCTTCCTGTCCTCCAACTGGAGTAACATATATAACACCATTCGCATAAATAGATCCAGTCGTGGTTAATGCGCCAGCAAGTGTTACTGTGCCATTAGAAAGTTTAGTATTTGCCCAACCGTTAGCAGAAGTTAAATCGGCACCAATGGTGACTCTATCGTTAACAGCATCACCTGTAACTGTAATATTCTGTCCTGGAAGAATTGTGAAAACATCGCCGGCAATGGCAGATACCAACAATGTGCCGTTAGCATTTACTGTGCCAAAGTTTCTTCCTGGCGCAATAAACTGTGCAACTTGTCCGACTAGATTTTTATAATAGATAACGCCATCGGCAAAGTTGATGGCCAACTCACCATTTGCTAGATTACCTGATGACGGAGAAGAACCAGGAGTAGATGATTTCTTTAATTGAATTACAGTGTTGGGCATTAGAAGTCGTCATTCTCGTTTTTGACTTCCACTTTCATAATAACTTTAGACGGTTCTAACGGTTTAACCTTTTCAACTACTGCGGAAGATTTTGTTTCTTTCTTATTTATAACCGCTTCCGCTATAGGTTTTTCAATTTTATATTTCTTTTCATACTCTTTGATCTGCTTAGTTAGTGTTTTGATCTCTTCTTTAAAACGCTCGTTCTCTTCCTTGAGATTATCACACTCAACATTTTTGCTTTTAAATTCGGTCTTTAGATCATTGAACTGATTACTTAAAGCATCCATATTAGATACTTTGTTTACCATGGCATGATACTGTTCTTCCCAACGCTTTGCATTGTTTAAAGAATCATTTAGATGATTTATGCTATTTTCACTATTTATTTTTTGTTCTCTTAAAGAGTCGATCTCTTTATTAAGAGAATCAATAACATGATCTTTTTGTTGGGAGATATCACTAACGGATTGATCTTTTTCTTGAAGAAGATTGTTGATAACCTGGTCCTTTTCTTGGACCAGGTTATTTGAGATTTTGAGACTAGTTTTCAACTGCATAATCTCATTCACATTATTATGAAGAGTTTCTACTACAGTATCAACATAAGTGTTTATAAAAGTTGTTTGGTCACTCATTATATAAGTTCCTATCTGTTAGAACGAACCACCATCAAGCATTGCAAACGATGGAACACCAGTCGATGATGCCTGCAATACTTGTCCTTCTGTACCAGCGGATGTTACTTGTAGGGCGCCGCTACCACCACGACCAAATAGAACACCGTTTAGTGTAGCAGATACGATACCAGTACCACCGTATGCAACGTTAACTGTTGATCCATTCCAAGTACCTGCTGTGATTGTTCCGACACCAGTGATACCAGTATATGAACCAGATAGTCTAGCAGTTCCTAGTGTGCCAGATGTGATGAATCCTGCATCAGATGCTGCTGCAGCCAATACTGCTACGTTAGATGCTAATGAAATGTTGTTAGCATTTGCGGAAGCAAAAGTAGCGGCAAGAGTATTTACGTTTGCGGATAGTGACTGAGTATTAGATACAAATGCTGCTGCTAGTGTATTGACGTTTGCCGATAGTGACTGGCTGTTTGAAACAAATGCTGCGGCCAATACTGCAACGTTTGCTGACAAAGATATATTGTTAGCATTAGCAGTATTAAATGCAGACTGTGTTAGATATGTGGCTGCTGCATAGTTATTGGCAGCAGCACCAACGTTGTTAGCATCTGTTTGAGATGCGACGATAGAATATACACCAGCAAGTGTATTTGATGTAAACTGCCAAGAGTTTGCTGTTTCATTCCAGATAAATGCAGCGTTAGATGTTCTAGCACCACGATTGACTTCAAGACCGGCATTCTCTGTTGGCTGAACGTTTCCAGGAAGATCAGCATTTAGTGTAACGATATTATCGCCAACTAGTAGTGTTTGAGTATTTACATATGTTGTGGTTCCTGATACTGTTAGACTACCAGTAACAGTTACGTCACCTGAAATCGTGCCACCAGTCTTAGGATATGCTGCACCAGCAAGAGTATTAACGTTTGCTGCTAGTGCGGCAACGTTTGTTGATAGAGATACTGCATTACTGTTAGCAGCAGCATAAGCAACGTTTAGAACATTGAATGCACCTGTTCCAATTGTTACACCTGAGTTTGCCTGAGTGTATGCAGCATTAGTAACTGCCCAATTAGAGTTTAGTGAACTAAGTGTAGTGTTACCTTGTGTATATGCTGCATTGGTAACGGCCCAATTAGAGTTTAGTGAACTTAGTGTGGTGTTACCTTGTCCAAAAGCAGCATTTGCAGTATTGAATGCTGCGGCGCCGATAGCAGTAGCACCACCTCCTGTATTAGCAGTAGTTGCTGCATATAATGCAAGATTTGTCCAGTATCCACCACCGATTTCAATAACACCGGTTCCAGTTGGATTACCAAGAAATAGTTTTTCTGAATTATAGGAATAAGCAAGTTCTGCTGCTGATAGAGAACCATCTACTGGCTTAGCAGTAGTAGATGATCTTTTAATTTGAATGATTGTATTAGCCATTTTAGAAAGTTCCTCCGTTTATGATAGGCAATTCTTTGACAACATATTTTCCACTTGCCTCATCATAAACTAACACTTCGTTATTATCAGCGTCGGAGGCATCGATATCTTGTAGTTTTGACAAAGTATTGATGCTTGAACCAACTTGATTAACAGACTTAACCTGTTGTCTTTGGTTAGTATTTATTAAAACACGATTACTTGATTTACTGAATACTGTTATTTTGTTTCCCATTGGACTCTCATCTAGTTATTCCGGGTGTAACAATCACAATTCCTTCAACCAATCTAGTGTAAATATCCGAATTACGTGTGCGAACGTCAAAAAGATATGTTCCGGGTCTGAGATTAGATGTGTTTGCAGCAGTCATACTTAAAGTAATTTCTCCATTTGCTGCATCTGTTATAGTGCATACAAGATTTGCTGCGGCATTCTGAGATAGCAAAGATTTTCTTAAAGAACTAGTTACGACATATCCTTGAACATTTTGATACAAGTCTGTTACATCATCCTGTAAAACAATAGATGTTGTAAAATCTGTTCCTTGATCTATATAAAGTTCAACGTAATCTGTCATTTGTTAACTTTCGGTTGGTGTTAGTGATGGTAACTGTATCTCTATCCAATCCATGCTATTTTCATCCCAAGTAAAATATTTTCCAAGAACATTTGGATATGGTTTCGGTGCTGTCCATTCACCAGTAGTTTCGTTTAGTGTCCACGTATTAGCATATGGAAATGATTCTCTCATAGTCTGAATCTTGTTTGCTTTTTCAACAGTAGACATAGGTCTTATGACATGAAAATCTTGATAGACACCATCTATTTTTCTATATTCAGTTCCTTCGTATATCTCAAAAGGTCCTGCTGCAGGAGTTGCGTTTCTGGTAAACTTTTCAAATCCTTCTGGAGGATTTTCTGAATCCAAATAAGGATATATCATTCTTAGATTTGATTCAGTAATAGGATGCTCGTATGGTGCTCCATCTCTTACTTGAATGTATAGTCTCTCTGTCATATTAACTCCAACTTATCGTTACAGAGCCATTGGCTCCTGCTGATCCATTAGCACCACTACCGGTAATACCAAATTTACCATCGCCACCCGCACCACCTTGTCCGACAACTACTGTATAACTACTTCCCCACACAACATATCCTGCTGTTGATGCAAATGTCCAGGACTTAGTTTGCCTATTACCTATACCACCAGCGAGTCCAGAACAATAACGAGTGGCTTCGATTAATGCACCTAAACCGCCGGCACCCCCAGATCCACCGCCAGCGCCTTGATCAACACCACCAGATCCTGTGCCATTAGTGCCGATTAAACCACTATAACAACTACCGTTACCACCGCCACCGCCGCCGGCGATTACTGATGTTGCTGATCCAAAAGATGAACTACCACCAACAATTCCTGGATCTCCGTTGATTGGAATTAATACTGCTATGGCACCGCCACCAGCACCACCACCTCCAGCACCTCTTACATCAACGCTTAATGTTTGATAAGCAGGACATAAAAATGTGTATGTTCCTGGTGTGTTATATGTTGCCGATCCTGCAGCTGGCTTGTTTCTAAAATTTGATACGGAGATTGCACCAGATTGCACACCAGCCAAATATCTCACTAGAGATTCATTTAGTGATGTCTGTGCTGTTGAACTACCTTTTACAAGTGATGCAATAGTAGAAAATGAAACTGGTCCGCTACCAGCAATAGGCATAGATTAGACCTTTCTCTCCAGTTTCTCAACTCTATCTGAGAGTTGCTTTATGCATTCAATCAAAATAGGAACAACTTTAGAATAGTCAATTGTCTTAACTTTTTGTTCTTCGCTTAGACCTTCTACACCACCATCTACAGAAACAACTAGTTCTGGTAACACTTGTTCAACTTCTTGTGCAATCAATCCATATGAGTGCTTGCCAGTTTCAATCCAATCAAAGGTAACGCCTCTGAGTTGCTTGACTAGTGATAATGGTTCTGAAATTGTTACAATGTTTTCTTTGAGTCTAGCATCAGAGAATGCTGTGATATCACCAGTAGCAGTAATTGATCCTGCAACTGTTAGTGAACCGTTTAAGGTTCCTGCTGTGTTTTGAAATGATGTGTTTGCTCTACTAAGCGATGCTACGGCAAAGTTATTAGCACTAATTGCAGTATAGTTAGCATAGTTATTAGCATTAGATGCTGTTGTATTTGCCCATGAATTTGCAATAGCAGTAACTACTGTAATTGCATAAGCGTTTGCAGATACGGCAGTATAGTTAGCATAATTATTAGCACTAGATCCAACACTGTTGGCCCATGAATTTGCTCTTACTGCGGCTACGTTTGCATAGTTATTAGCATATGCTGTAACTGTTGTTGCAAAACTATTACCGCTTGTTCCAACAGTGTTGGCCCATGAGTTTGATCTGGCAGCAGCCGTATTTGAATAATTGAATGAATTTATGTTTGTTCCGCTATTAGACGAGGCACCAACACGCTCGGCATAAGCATTTGCTGAAGCACCGACTAATGCTGCATATGAATTGCTATAAGATGCAATCGTTAGTGTTCTAGAATTAGCAGAAGTTCCGACTGTATTTGCCCATGTGTTGGAATATCCTGTCAACAAATTGGTAAAGTTATTTGATCTGGTCGAAACAGTATTGGTCCAAGCATTTGCTCCAACAGAAACATCATATGCTAATAGATTCGCTGTGTTTGCCTTGTTAAATATGACATAAGAACTTTCGGTCACTCCATATGCATATGTGTTTGCTTGATCTAACGCAACAATAATCTGATTTGTTCTCACTCGCCAAGTATCAAATGTGTCTGTTAGTGCGACGTTTGCTAAGGGCATTACTTTACCAATCCTTTAAGTAATTCTTTGATTTCTGTCATATCGGTTTTTAATTGATCAATGTCATCCTTCATTGTATTTAGTTGAATGCTCTTTGCTTTCCTTAGTTTGTAGGCATTCAATGAGTTGTTGTCTTTACACACCACTGCACCGGATGGAGTCTTATAGAATCCATCCACATCTGTTTTTGTTTCTTTATCGGGAACAGGACTTTTTACAGTCTTGTTCCCGTTTATGTAAAGATAATCTAATACGTCCATGTTATTACTTCTGCAATGCTATGACACGAAGATCGGCCACTCTTGGGAAAATAGCACTTGAATCAGACTTTAGACCAATCTTGATCTGATACTGTTTGAATCCTTGGAATAGTGTATTGGCACTATTTGTATATTCTACAATAGGAGAATCCTGATCATTTCTACCAGTCATATATGAATCTGGGAACTTGAACTGGAACTCACGCCAATCTTTTCTATTGGTCAAGGATGAATAAGACTTAGTATCAAATGCTTCCATTTCAATCCAATCTCTACCTCTAATAGACTCAAAGTCTTCTCCATGTGATATTCTAGTATAAACAATAAAGTCAGCATTTGATGTAGGTGGTCTATATGCTGTTAGAATGATTCGTAAATCTTCAGCATCTTGACCATCTGCCAGTGTTATGATCTGAGAGATATACTTATTCTTCAATCCACCACCAGAAGAAGCAATTTCACCGGCAGTATTGGAATTGATTAGATTTTGAATATACACAGTATAAGTTCTATCAATGTTAACAACTGGTGATACATAGTCACTTGTTGTCGTCATGTTGATCTTAACACGATTTGATTGTCTTCCAGCAAAAGTAGATATCTCTCTTGATCTAGAAAGAATTGCTTTTTCTTGATCAAAGTCTACTGGTGAACTAATTGCAATTGGCAAATAGTCGGTACCTTCAATCTCATTGTTACCTGTGGTTAACATCGAGAACTGACAATCGGTTGGAATAAAGTCTAAGTAACTTGGCTCAAATTGAACAGATGAATACACAAACTTAGAAATGGCTGTAACATTTACAGTATTATCAGATAGTTGTCCGAATAGAACGTCATTTGCTCTAAACAAACCATTTGATTCTGTAATTGTAAGAATTATGCTATTACTATGTAATGTGCTTGTAGCATTTGATTTTGGATGTGCCTTATAAATTGTTCCTTCTGCTGTGTTCTTGGAAGCAATAGTGCTTGTTACACCCTTAGAAGTCATATTAGCAAAATAAACAGACAATGATTCGCCGACTTTATAGTGACCGCCTGTCATCTTGTAACGTGAACCATCAATGCTACGAACTACGGAATTTGCACCAGAGTTCTGACCAATGATGAAATTACCTACCGAAATAGTACCTCCAACTGGAGTTGTGAGATTTAGTTCATCGTCGCTAAGTAATCTCTCACCAAACCATGCGCTGTTTGCTCCTGTTGCTGGTGTCAATGGAAGAGCAACATACTCTCTGCTCTGGTTACCTATAACAGCTTCACCTGTTCTTGATGTGAACTTTGCTCTATAAAAATTGATTTTCAAATCAACTCTATCGACAATATTCCAATCTGTGTTATTGTTTGTAGTGTATAATGTGCCTGTCAAAGGACGATCATTAACAGGTCTCTTAGTTAGAATGTCCTCTTGACCGAGAACAGAAACATACATATAATAATTTGGATTAATTCCAACAGTGTGAATGATGAAAGCATACTCTTGATTGTTTAGCAAGAATATAGGTGCTTTGAATTTTACATTTGTTGCAACTGATCCATTGCCAGATATGTTTACCTGACTTGATTCTAACCAGACTTCAGAATCTGGAACTTGTGTTTTAGTGATATTACCAGCAGCGTCCATTGCACGAACTTCAAACCATACTCCAAGATTTGGATCTTTTTCAGAAAAGAATACATCAACACTAGATAGAAATGTGCCTTCTTCACCTGAAGGTGTATTCAACTTAAATGAATAAGCCATACAACTTGTTCTATCCACAAATTTACCTGTGACAGTTGTAGGACCAGGAACAGTATTTTGTGACACTGATGTTGTTGTGACAGAATATGTATTTGTTGTATTAGAAACAACTACAGGATCAACTTGAACACCTGTTTTTGTTTCTGTCACCACATGAGATGTTGAAATAATAGTTTCTTGAACAGTTTGAGTAATACCCTGAGCATTAAAGAATGTCACGGCAGAAGATGTTGCATCGGGTTCATCTGTAGGACTATCTGTTACTGTAACTTCTTTTGAACCTGTTCTGAATGATTTACTAGAGTCAGATGGAATTCTCAAGAAACCATAAACTCTACCATTTGCGTCAGAATATAGTTTGTCACCTTCTGCACCAGTTTTAACATAATTCGCAGAGTTGATTACGGTATTTGAACCATTATCTGGCGATCCCATGACAATCACATCAGCAAGTCTTGCTGGTGTGACATAATCATTCATAAGTTGTCCATCAAAATAAACATAATGTCTAGTGGATGCCTTAACACCTCTTGCTTCAAATGCAATTGTTTGTGGACGAATATCTGCAATAGGAGCAACAGCTACAACCTTATCTCCAATACTTTGTGTTTCGGTTTGCAAACTCTGGAACGTCTCTGTAAATGTTCTTGACGCCTGAGTTGATGTAGAAGTAACAGTCTGATAAGTATTAGTTGTTGTAGTTGTGGCAGTAATACTAACGGTACTACCTGTAATTTGTAGTGTTAGTGTATCTCTTGGACTAAGGTTTACTGCAGGTAAAGGAGGAATCTGAGATGCATTATAATTAATCAGATCATTGAGTTGGCCTAGTGTTTGTGGTAATTTAGTAATAGCAAGATGTGGAGATCCTGCAGGATCAATCCATCCAAGGACATTATTAAGTCCAGTAACAAATTTATAAGTAAATCCGGGATCAACAGTAATAGGTGTAGATGCTCCATACGTAGAAATCAACGATGGTAGAGCAGTTTTAATTTCCATACCTGTATATGTTACTGTATTAGTTCCACCACTTGAACCGGGCCCAGAAACAGAAGATGTTGATGATACAGATGAAATCAATACAGGATCAGTGGTAGTAATACCAGTAACTGTTGTCTGATAAGCACCATATACCATTGAGTAAGGAGTAACATCAGCGTCGGTGGCACCGAAACTAAATGTCTGACTTGCCAGACGCTTATCATTTACCCAATAGTCACTATCTGGATTTAAATATAGTTTACCGATGAAACGATAAACGGTCGTTTCAACATTACGAGTTGTTGTTGCATATGGCTGCGATACAGCAAGAGCCTCAACATATGGAAGCATCAATAGATTACTTACTCTAACAATATTTGTGTTAGAATATAGTTCATATCCTATTGCTTGCGTATCATAAATTGGTCTAATTGAACCTTCTTTTGGATCATAACAAATGTGATGGTCAGGATTGCTTGTATCGGATGTGACGAAACTAGTAAATGAATCCACGAAGATACCATTCTTAAATCTATCCAATCCGTTTTCATCTAGAATCTTAAGATCCATTGCAGACTTTTCAAGCAATGAAAGACTTACATAGTTTTCAATATTATCAACTCTTTGTTTCAATACACCAATGTCTTTCATAGTAAATCTAACTTGTGCTGTTCTGGCAGATCCGCAAGCCATATCGCCTCTACCAATTGCTTTGGCAAAAGCTGGTGATAGTGAAGGATATGGATTAATTGTTAGTTTTGCAACTGACATTAAATGTGGCGGACATGCAGGTGTTATAGGATTTACATTAGGAACACCCTGAATGATCATAAATTGACCATACTTATTTAATGTTACAATATCTTTTCTTGCTAGGTAGTATGAAAAGTCATAACGAATTGTTTCTGAGTCTGCAGGAAGTCTTAGACCAGCAGATTCATATTGTAATGTAGTTGGCGCAGCAGGATTTGTTGTTGCTCCTGCTGGTGTTGTAGAATCTGCCGCTGTGTTGGTATAAACAGGTCTAAAGTCCAAAAAGTTCTTTAGGTCATATGTGACACCTGTTGTGTCAGACCTATAGATTGGAATACCAATAGTTGTAATTTCGGTTGCAGAAGGATTCTGATCATTAACTGGATAAGAGTCAACAGAAAAATATCCAACGCCAAGTGTGTAATCTGGTTGGAAATAATCAAGACATACTAATAGTCTATCATTTGATGTTAGATATCCAACTGGTGCGATCAATTGTGCGTGAGTATAGCAGTCATCTCTTTGACCGTTGTTAAAAGAAAAATAATTAGTAACATCGGTTCCCTGGGTCGCACTCGAAAATGTTGTGGTGTCTTTTCTGACGGATTTAACTCTATAAACATCTGAGAAACCTAGATCATAAGGACCATTTGTTCCATTCACAGAACTTGCACAGTTAATAACAACATAACGATCAACCTTAAGAACTTTTCTAACTTCACGAGCTAGGTTTCTTGACATTGTATATGAGACTGTTGCACTCTTAGTTGCTCCTAGAGTTTCATTGAGATCAAATGTCATACTATTATCAGTTGTCGTAACTGATCTAGCACCTGTAACACCTTTACTAGTCAAGTCAATCATATCACCAGCAAGGTAAACTTTTGTCAAAGTATTGCTGGCAATGGTTGCTGGTAAATTTGTTGTAGTAGTTAGATATGTGTTATTAGATACAGATTCAATAATATATGTAGAACTATTTCCTGACAATGTAATTCTATCACCAGGATTCAAATTGTTAAATGATGTTCCTGATCCTATTAGCGTCTTTGTACCTTCTCCTCCAATGGCACTGCCTGTCAATGAAATAGATGCAGCATCATTTAGTGTTAGAAAAATATCTTTAAGATCAGTATCACCTAATGTACCTGATCCATATGGAAATGTTTCATTTGCAATTGTTGAAGATAGTGTAAATGTTCCTGAACTTGTTACTGAAACATCTGATGTCTTTTTGAATAGGAATGATGTGTCAATGTTTCCATCTGGACTTCTAATTGTCTTTGTGTGATTAGATCCTGTGTAATACAACATAGGAGTATATGTGTCAACAATGTAAGCATTGTTTGAACTATTTAAAATAACGTCACCACCAATGTCTGCTGTAGTGCTGTTATTATAATACACACTCTTGACACCGGAGAATGTATTAGATCCAAGCATATTGATGTCAAAGAGATGAACTTTCAATACTCCATTTGGACTACCTAGATAACTATAAACTGTCCCTGCAGGAGGTGTGCTAGATGATATTGATTTAACTCTAGCAGTACCGATTTTCTTACCTGTCTGACTTGCTGCTGATCCACCGCCGGTTGAAATTCTTTTCTGTGGCGTGTCATATAGATCAATAAGTTGACCAGAATTGAGATTCCAGGAACCAACGGCTTCATTGATCTGAATATAGTTTCCTAATTTCGATGTTGATGTTTGATTATTAACATTTGAATATGTGGTTGCTTTTGGTAATGTTAGGAACTCAGTTTTTATCTTATTAACTTCATATCCATGAACATATGCTTTACCCTGTTCGACCTGAACAGAAAGTAGATTAAAGTTACCGCCTTTAGAACTTGTTAAATATCCACCGTTTCCTTGATCTAGATGTTCTTCAATAACTGTATTAAAACCTTTTACATAGTAGTCGCCTGATTCATCATAAGTTCTTCTGGCAAGTTCATTCTTAATAACGTTGTATTGTGGTCTTTCGTTAATTTCGCTAACAATACCATTGTCAATAGTAAATAGATTAACATAGTCTGGGAACCCAGCATTACTATTTAAATCTAGTCTTGTTAGAATTGGTGTAATCTTAAATCTATCTGCGCCAGGTGCTGCATAGTTAGATGATTCTAGAGCAGGATCGAGAAGTGAACTATCCTTATCCGATGTAACAATCTCTTCATTCAAAACAAATCCAACTTTACAAGTTGGGTTAATACCATATCTATCTACAACTACAGTTTGTGTATCGTGATGAATGAAATGCTGCTTGCAGAAACGAACACCCTCTGCTACGGTAAACACAGATCCATATCCTACAGGAATTGAATTACCAACAATAAGTGTTCCAGCATTTGCTACTAGTGGTTCGTTTGCTGTAAATACTGTTTCATCTGTATTAGCATTACCAGCAGTATATGTTACATATAATGTTTTAGGTTTATCTGTACCTTCTGTTCCGTCTAGAACTAGATTAACGTAAGCCTTAACACCAGTAGTCTGACCTGTAATAGTTTGACCTAGAAAACTATTAATGTCTACATCTTCACCAAATGCGTCTTTATCATTGATCTTAACATAGTTTGCTCTGGTGTCAAGTGTAAACTTTCCACCAAGAACCATGCTTCCTTCCATGAACATATGCTGTCCAAATTTCTGGATCTGGTCTTGAAGTATTGATTGAATCTGTGTTAGTTCTCGTGACTGAACGGCAAATCCTGGCTTGAACAAAATCTTATAATAGTTGTTCTTATGATCAAAGTCATCATAATAAGGATTTACATTGAAGTTGGTAGTAACAGAACTTACGTTGGAGTAGAAAAACTCATCGTTAGCATATACTAGGTCGTCAGCCATTTAAATTTGTCCTTTTAGAATTTCAGAATTATTTTGAAGTCCTCAACTTGATCGGAGGATCTTTCTATTGGAATTATGTTATCAATATATAGTAAATTTCCAGTATAGCGTCTCATACCGGGATAAGTTATTGATCCTAAGAATCTAGATGCGGTGCTGGTAATACCATTAACTAGTTCTGATGATGGAACACCTTTTGTATTTGATACTTTAAGTTGATTGTTAGCAGAATCCCATTCAACAACGGTAGCACTAAATGTTGCTGCTGCTAATGATGTACCTTGATATACAATTTCATCTTCAATATATTCAGCAGATGTTCCATTTAATGTGAGTGTCATTAGTTGATCTACTGCTGTATTAGACATTACTTTTGTGCCATCGTATGTGTAAGGATCTTCAATTAAGGCAACCTGTCTGTAATCGTTTTCTACTGTCAATACTCCGTTTTCTGATGTTTTAATTCGTGTATTGATTAGAAGATTAGAACCGCCGAGTTCTACTAATGGATCTGATCCATGTCCTCCACGTGGACTTATGATAGGTCTTGCAATTGCTCCATTACCGGTAGCAGAAGATAAAGTAACATTTGCGTAAGTGTAGTTTATACCACGATTTGTCATGATGATAGAAGACACCGTATTTGACACAGTGTTTCTTACAGCAATTGCAGTTGCTTCTTGACCATCACCAACAATAGATACGGTTATATCATTTGCAGTATAACCACTTCCGAAGTTTGTTAATACTATACTATGAATGCCGCCTTGAATTGCATTATTCTGGACCTGCCACTGCAACGAACCATCATTTACAGTAAGTGACTTTACAGGAATATAATCAGATGTTACGAATCTCAATTGTTCTTCAGCAGATACGGTATACATATATTTCCAAATATAACCATCTTCGGATTGAACATCTGTTATGGTTGAGATAGATGTTGGTTTAGATGTAGAGTTTGCTCCATAATTATTGGCAATACATTTATAAACGTTCCAATCATCTGTTACAACATAGAACTTTGAAGTATCAGATTTTAAAATTTTAGAGTCTGCTTTGTCATCATAGGCAGCATACACGTTATTTGCTGTCCAATCAAATCTAGGAATAACGTGTCTAATGTCATTACCAGAAACCTTTTTAGCACCTATCATATTGTCCCAGACTTCATAAAAGGTGTTAATGCTTGTATTGGCCTGAGGAGGAACTGCATCGTTTGGCCATGCTGTTGTTCGTCCAAAAGTCAAATAAACATTAGAAGGTATTGGTTCGTTGACCGACTCCTTAAACTGTTTTGCACTATAAACTTGAAGATATTTTGAATGTACCGATGACAAAAATATATTCCTTCTATTTTTTAATATTTATGTAACGTGACATATGCGTGTCCAGTATTGCTAGGTAGAAGATTTGATAGATTACTGCTAACATTGATACCAGTATGCTTGATATTATATTCATTTGTGTTGGCAACGTTAGTTATAGTATAAACACCATTACTAATCTTAGACACATTACCTGTATCAATAAGAATACCTACAGAATTTCCTAACAATAGTCCATGATCTTGTCTAAACAATGAGACGTTTGCATATCCTCTATAGACAACAACTGTTCCATTTGAGTTCAATACATTAGATGTGTCCATATACATTGTATTAGCATCAATGACAGAAATACTATAAACACCGTTTGAAATATTTGTAGTATCACCACTGGTAAACCACATTCTAACATTATCATTGTTTGTGAAACCATGTGATTGAATCGTCAATATTACGTTAGATGTTTTAACATATGCACTACCATTCTGAGTAATAGGATAAGTTGTGACAACATTAAATGTGTTCTGGGTTACACCTACTGCGGAATATACGGAGTTGACAGCATTTCCTGTGTCACCACTGTAAAATGTTACATATATCAATTCATTGTTGCTAAGACCGTGATTAGTTTTCGTTAGACTTACAATGTTCAAATGGACATTTGCTGATCCACTATACGATGTTGCATTGCCAATGTCTCCATGAACAACTCTGAGTAATGTTGAGTTAGAAAACAAAACTTGATATCTGGTATTAACAAGAGTTGTGTCGCTTGACAAAAATTTCAAATACACATTGTCATTGGTAATGAGACCTGTGCTATTTGCTAACACTGTTATTACAGGAACTGAAATAGAGACATTTCCATTTGCCTGATAAGGCTTCTTAATAACATCAACAGTTTGTCCTGATAGTCCACCTGTTACAGCAGGATATATTACGATTGTTGATGAATTGGCTTCGGTGTAAACGACTTCGGCTAATGTGCTATTAACATTAACATAGTCACCAACAACAATAGAAATATCAGAATTTTGTGTCCATTGTGACAGTATAATATAGTTGTTAGTTGCTCCTGATCCCGAGGACGCAGTTAGATTGGAAGTAACAGCGTTTGATGAAACAAAAGTTAGATTTCCATTAACAACAGGAACAACAAAGTAACTGGCGTTTGCCGATCTGATTGTATATAAACCATTAGTAATATTAGCATATGCTGCTGTATGGAATTTCAAATACACATTATCATTTCTAGATAAGTTGTGGTTAGGAGAATATACAATAATACTTGAATTTTGAGTAGAGTATGATGATGCAATATCCGACCTTACATTGTAAGATGCTTCAATAACTTTAGGAGCATATTCGGTTGTAAAGGTATTGACGTTATATGTTCCTGTTAGCGTAACATCATCTAAGATGACTCTATAGTTTGTTAGTAACAATTTATTATTAGGAATCGTAGATGCAGCATTAGATGTGATGCTAATATCATTGAAATCGGTTAGTAGATAATCACCAAACATCTTTGTGCCAGCAGGATGAACAAGATCCCTAATAGCCTTCGAATACTTTCTGGTTGATTCATCTATCTTAATAACGTAAGAGAAGTTTTGATAATAATCTCTGTCTTGCAAGAAGTTAAATGAACTAATAAATCCATCATCGTTTAGGAATCTTCCTGGGAAAGTATATGCACCACTAACGATAGACAATGATGCTTGTGCGCCGCTACCAGATGCAACAGAGTCAAAATCTAAAGTTGGTTCGGTTGTATATCCTACACCACCAGAAAGAAGTCTTAGACTTAAAATTTTACCGAACGTTGCTGCTGAAGCAACTAATGTTTCACCATCACCAATTATGGATCTAGCAACAATGTTAGCACCATTTCCTGTAGATGTTGAAACTGTTATTGCAGGCAGTGTTGATTGTTCATATCCGGATCCACCGATCATGTGTCCTGGCATTTGTCTAAACTTAACTTCTGTGATCATACCATTAGCTGCCACGGCACTGACATTGGCTTTTGCACCGACACCATAACTGCCATAAGGATTAGTGAAAACTAGTTCATCGCCCACTACATAATTAAGACCACCGTCAATAATTTCCATTCTACCTAGAATACCTAGAGAACGAATCACTGTATTTGCTTCCACGTCTATTGATGGACTTGAACTATAACCATCGCCTGTGGTTAGAACAAGGCATGTAGTAACAGGTCCACAATTCGCAAATGTCCAGAATGACATTGAGTTCTGAACCCAATGATTAATCGGATTGACAATACTACTATTGAGATTGGTATATCTAACGTTATTAATCGCTGTATTTGATTCCAGGCTTATTGTAGATGACACCAAATTATAACTATTAGGATGATACTTTTCTGACAAATCTACGGAGAATACATTACCGGTAGCACCAACTCCGCCTCCGCCAGATATGATCAGATCGTCATCAACTCTAAATCCAGCGCCACCTAAACTTACACCAATTGATGATAAAGAACCTTTTGTTGTAGATGATACAATAACCTGAGCACCATTGCCACCACCACCACCAACAACAGGAATTGTCGTTCCCTCAACATATCCAGTGCCTCCATTTGCTAGACTAATAGCAACTACAGCGCCGGAGAATAGATTTGCGGATAGATACTTAGTTCCTGTCTCCTCTTCAAATAGAGAATATATGGTTTCACCATTGATAAATGATCTATACTCATTTGACAGTTTTAGTTCTGTTACAAGTTGTCCCTTGTCATAATAGACATCAATAGTTTCAACAATCGCCGTAGCACCAGACTGTAGTCCTGTAATTCTCTTATTAATAAAATTGTTATAGGCAATTGTGTTTGATGTATTGTTTACTTGAAGGTCACCTATTCTGACAGACTTTTCAATAAACCACTTACCATCAGAAGCACGTAGAACATCTCTCTTTGGATAATAAAATTCAACTTCTTTGTTGAATAGAATGCGAAGAAGAAATCGCACAGACTTTTCCGTGCCACGTGAACGATAAAAGTCTTTAACATGCTTTAGTATTAATTTCTTATCAGCAAGAATATTTTCTGGAAGTAACTTAATAAAGTTGTCGTATAACTTTTGTAAAAACTCGTCTTCAGCAAGATCAACATTCTTGTATTGATTAAAGTTCTTGGCGACGTTTCCTACTTGATTATTCTGTTCCAGAAATTTATAATAGTCTTCTAGAAAGGTAACAAAGGTCTCATGGTCGTCCTTAACGAACTGCGGTACTTGCGATGATATAAGGTGTGAGGTTTTGTTATTTGATACTGCCATTATGATTCAGCAACTACTTCTATTTGAATACTTTGAAAATTGTTTTCGTCAATTGCAAGTATTCTATTTCTTAGTGGATAGATAATATCGCCATTAGGAACAACATTTATAGATACCACGTTTGTATCATAGAAATCATTACTGCTAACTGCTAGAGGTATTAGCGATGATAGTTGAATTTTTCCTGTATCATAATTTATTGTTCCGGCATTCTCATTAACAACAACTTTCTCACCATTAGTCTTATAATAAAAAGTTCTTAGAATACCATTTCGAGCCTGAAGAACTGGTATACCAGTAGCTTCGCTACCTTCTCCGGTAATACTAATAGTTGCTCTACTGTAGTTTATACCACTATTGGTTACCGTGATTGATTTAACACGACCATCACCAGTGATATCTGCAACCGCAGTCGCTCCTGTTCCGTCTCCAGTAATAGTTACTGTTGGAACTGAATAATAACCAGAACCAGCATTTGTTATTTTTATTAAATCAATACCTGTAAACGAGTTCGGAACTTCTTCAATGAAGACGTTTCTGAAAACCGATGCACTGTCTACGACGGTGTATGATGGAAAAGAATATACTTTTTCAATGAAGTCACCCTTTTTGAGAGCGGCATTAAAGTTAATGGTGTAATTCTTAGTCTGATTGAGTGTTAATGGTAATCTCTTTTGCAAGTAAACAACAATATCAGAACCTGTGATTGATCTTTCCGCATTTTCTATATAATACTGTAACTTTGATTTCTTAAAGGTTGATTTAAACTTAGCCAACTCATCATCGTTGTATTTCTTAATAGCGTTATTAACAACTGTTCTGATTTCTCCCGCAGTTAAAGATGTTAACGAAGGATTATAAGTTACTCTTCCCTGCACCATTAGAAACACATAATCGGGATCAACAATCTCAGGAAGAATTGTCAATACATTACGCTTCTCAACTAAGTCATTTTTAATTCTTTCTTTCTCTAGATTGGAAAGAACATAATAACCACGAGTCTTTAATGACATATATACTTTGCCATAGACCACAGGATCATTGTCTTCTCCACCCCAGATTGAAACGGAGTCAATGTTGTTATAGTCTTTTGTGATTAGACTTTCATAGTCAGGAACTGTAACTGCACGATTTTGTGCTGTGTAATAGTATGGCGCACGGAAACGAATGTTCTCGACAGTTTCTTTATCTGAACCACCATACGATGTTTCAACTGTATTGACTATGACACTATCTCTATATTCTGGACCACCAATTGGATCAATAAAAGTAAACTTTGAAATGTTATTTGATATAGATCCAACAGTGTCTAGATAAGTGGCAATGACAATGTTACCGTTCTTAGGTTTGTATCCTAGAACATCATCACCAAAGTAAATTGTATAGTTTAACTGATCGTCTTCTTCTAAGAAATAAACCTTAGAGTTAGCAGTAATTGTTGTTAGGTCTTCTGCAAGTGTATAACTGGTTGTGGTTGTGTTTGCAGCAGACTCTTGCACAGTAACAACAAGAGTATCAGTATCAACATTAGCAGATGGAATCTGAAATCTTCTGGATGTATTGTTTGCTGTTACAGCGAACTGCTGAGTAATAACCTCACCTTGCTTAATAAAGACATTGGAGAAGGTAAATGAACCTGCAGACTTATATGCTGTGTTGGAATTTAATGTGACGAATGTAAAGTTTACGCCATTCTTATCTTGACCTAATATTCTAGTGTATTTGTCAAGAGTAATGACATTGGTAACTTGATCTTCAGCAGTAGATGGTGTGACAATAATATTTACTTTAGACAAAGAACCGTGAGCGGAATCCGGAACATAGTTTATGTTCTTGGCATGTGAAAGGATATTATTTCTTACTTGTGCTGTATCTAGAAAAGACTCGTTGGCAGCCATATTTAAATAGTAAGAGTTGTAGTATGTGTTATATGCCAGAACATCTAGCAATACGGCCATACCAGAACCTTCAAAGTCATAGTCTGTAAAAGTAGACTGACTACGAAGAAACTCTTTAAGATTGTTTCTAATACCAAAGAAATCTAAATCTGCAACTTGAAGTGCTGTATTGGAAGTTGCCATAACTTATCTGATCCTTTCGAGGAATATGCTCGTTATTATAGGTTCTTCTCTGTTTTTAATAACGTATTGAAGATTGACACTAAAACCATTTCTATCTAAATCTGCTGATACTCTAACCACAACGTCTTTGACTCTTGGTTCAAACTTTGCTATGACACCCTTGATTTCATCTTCAAGATGATATGCTGTAAATGTATCTACATTTTCAAACAATAATTTTCTTACATTACTACCAATAAATGATCTAAAAGGTCTATCATAATAGTTTGTAAATACCAAATTTCTAATTGATCTTTTAACTGCTTCATTACCTGTCTTAGTCACAACATCGTTTGTTGTTGGGTGACGTAGAAAGTCTAGATCCAAATCTGAGTAGTCGGGTTTTCTATTTACAAATACTAGGCTAGCCATTGAAATTCCTTTTGAGTATTTATGCTAGATTATCAATAGATGATTTATCGGATGCAACTGCCTGAGTGCCTTTTGTTCCCATTGAGTTGCCTTGTTTTTTCTGTGCTTCTTCACCTTGATCAGGATTAGATGTGCCACTGGCCATATAAATCATCTGACCAACATCTTTGTGATAGTTACCAGAGTCGGCCTTAACATGAATATCACCGCTCTGAGAATTAATACTAATATTACCATTCTTGGCAATGATGTTTGCTGCTTCTTGTGCAATCATATGCATTGCTCCAGACTCGGATAGAAATTTAATAGCATCTTTAATCTTTGCTTCAAATGTTCCATCTTTGGCAGCAAAGTGAAAGTTTCCCTTTTCAACATTACCAGTGATATCACCTTCATTAGCAAACAGATTAAGACCAGAACCACCGCCAAGATGCATTTGATCGCCATGTGATACTGCGGTAAAAGAATCCTTAGACGCCATCGCAACAGCACCCTGTGCATTCAATACAGAAGATCCTTCTAACTTTTTGGTTTCATTCTTTGCTTGTGTGTCGATGTTACCACGAACATTTCTGTTTAGATTTTCTGCTGTCAGGTTCATATCACCAGTGGCAGTCAGATTGTAATTGCCATGAACAGTTTTATTAAAATCTCCATAGACCATTAATGATCCGTCACCTTTAACAGTAAGATCATTTGCGCCTGTCACGGTTAATCTGTTCTGACCAAACACGAGATTATACATTGAGTTATGAGCAACAATCTGAATAGCACCATTTGGTTGAAACTGCATTGCTGATCCGCTTCTCGCCTGAAAGGTCATGCTTTCCCAACCTTCAGAATCGTCAACCACAATGTTGTGTCCTGATCTAGTATGCAATACCCATGCTTGATTTGGATATGTGCCTGCACCCTTTTCACGACGACTATCTTTAGGACCTTTCCACTTTTCTGGAGTCTTCTTTTTATCTTGTTCTAAGTTTTTATCAGACTTTCTAGTTGTCATCACTATTCCTATGTAAAGTTGGACGGATTAAGAGGATTACCCCCTTTTAGAGTGTCCTCAGCAAACTTCCAAAGTTTCTGAGCAGTATCACTTTGATTTAGTTTTTCAGTCATCTTCTTGGACTCTTTTTCATTGTTAGGTCCTAATCTTTTAAACATATCTTGCATGATGCCAGAAGACTTGCCGAACATATTGCCAATGCCACCTCCGCCTCCTCCACCGCCGCCACCACCAGCTGGCGAACCACCTGCACTTGGACTTGAAGATGGAGAAGAAAGACTTTGAGAAAAACTGTTTGATATATTAGCATTGGCATATTGAAGTGAAAATTCACCAGTCGCAGATATCGTTGTGTTGGCATTGCCCCATGGTGTTTCTGTTTCTATTACAACGTCAGGAATCTTTTCTAAACCAAATAGACTTTCATCATACTGCAATCTATGTAAAGCAACAAATAAATCTTCAAGTGTAGTTACTTGACTAAGAAGTTCCTCGGCATTTTTTAAATATGTTTCAGAGTGGACTCTATTAGATGTTGGAAAAGAAGCGACTGAAGATTCCGCATCACCTTGAACAAGAACAGACATGCTTCCCATAGCATCATACATTTCAGGACTTACATTTGTCTTAATGCGATCCATTGGTGTTTCTTGAAAACCAACAGAGAAGTTTCCTTGTCCTGCTGTAGCGCCTGCTCCTGCACCTGCGCCTGCGCCTGCTCCTGCACCTCCTCCACCGCCCATGCCACCCATGAGACCTTGAAACATTCCACCAAGAGACATCATATCTCCG